TTTTGTAGTTGGATTACATCTTTTGTATATTGAATTTTATCTTCTTCTGTCTTTATTTCTTTATGAAGTTTTATTTCTTCTTTACTCATTTCCAAATCAAACTCACTCCCATAATTTATATCATATATAATTGTTTTATTTGAAGTCAATTTATTAAAAAATCCTCTAAGAAAATGATTCTTAATCAATCCACTTGTATATGAGACCATAATAATAAATAATATTTTAAACAACATTATTTATTATTAATATAACAACTATTTATATTGTTATTATTAATGAATAATTACATCTAAACCTGAATGTTCTTGAACAATCAAATCAGGCATTTCTTCTTTATAAATAAAATTAAATTTATAAGACAACATTTGTTGCTTTCTCTTTTCATACCATTTATTTTTATCTTCTTGTGATATAACAATACCATGATGTCTTTCAAATTGTTCTGGATTATTATAAAATAATACAATTGGTTCGCGTGCTTTTTTATTTTCACCAGTACAAATTACTACTTTAAAATATAAATCTTCATCAAAAGAACCTACTTTATGAATAATATTCTTTTTTGCACTATCTGGTTGAAAATTTTTACCAATCAATACATATTTATCAGTTAATTTAGAATATCCATATATATACTCTGTCCCAAACTGAGCATTTTTTATAGAATTTCCTTGTTGTCCAGAAGTATAACATTTTATTTTATATACAACAGTCTTTTGTTTATCCATATCATATTTATATCTTTTCAAATAATGTATATTCTTTTTTTCAATAAATAAATCCTTAATAGTTTTATTTTCTTTTTCTTTTACAGAAGATGTTTCTGAGTAGTAATCATCACCAATAAAATATTCAACCATTTCAATTCTTTGTATTTTTAATCATTAAAATGTATTTAAATTATTTTCTAATACAGATACTCTCTTTTTTAAGTCTATATTATCTTTCATTAAAATATGAATTAATTGTTTATGTTCTTGTATTTGTTTTTCTAATTGTTTATTTACATTATTCTGTTGTTCTATATTTTGAATCATTTGGTGTTGAAACATTTGTGTCTTTTTATCATTTATTTCTTTTAATACTTCTGGTTTATTCTCTACCTTTCCAAAATCATATTTAGATAAAATATCATCTATATGAATCATAAAAAAATCTTTTATATATTGATTCTTCATAAAATCATCAATTGTTTTATTAGATAAATTCATATATTTATTTTTTGGTTGATTTAATAATTCTTTTTTATCAAATGAATTATGAATATGAGAAAACACTAATATTGTTTTTAATGAATCCAATTGAATCAATGGAATTGTATAATTCTTTAAAAAATGTTTTTCTTCTGCTAATACTGCATTATCATCAAATGATGTTTGATTTAATAATTCTCTTCTAAATGCAAAAGTTGCTGCAGTTGAATGATTGGGACCATAAGGACCAAATTGATACATTTGGTTTATATGTTTAAAATATACATTCATTTCACTAGAACCTGCAATTAAATATGACGGATTATTTTTTAATGTCTCTACTGCATGACTTACACGTTCAGGAGGATAATAATCATCATCATCCATATAAACTATAAATTGTCCTGATGCTTTTTCATGCATAATATTTCTCTTTTTTCCTAATGATAATTTTGTTTCATATTTAAAATATTTTACTTGTGGAATATGTTTCACTAAATCTTCTATTTTATCTGTTCCATCATCTATTATTATCCATTCCATCTTATCTAATGGGTATGTTTGAGAAAGAAAACATTTTATAATTACATCATAAAACGGTCTTCTATTAAATGTTGGTGTACATATACTTACTTCCGGTTTTGATTTTTTTTTATTTACCATTTATTTAAATAATAATTGTTTATTTAAATAAAAATTTTTTATAAAAATATTATTTTTTATATCCCATCATCCATTCAATACTATTCATTATTAATGTTGCAACATCAAACGCTTCATAATTAAATTTATCTCTTACATCAGAACTATCTCCAAAACTAGCTGGACAACTTAATGTTTTTCTATTATACATTTTATAATCTTCTTTTTTTAATACAATCATAGAATCATTTTTTAATCCATTTGTTTTATAATAATTAATTGCCCAGTTAGAAAACATTCCATTTTTATCAGGATTATCCGTATTTATTAATGTATTATTGAAGTATCCACAAATAAATAGTAATACTATAAATATAAGCATTGTTCCAAAATTAGTACCTTGCATAGTAATTACTTTACAATAAAATAAATCATACACAAAAACAATTAATAATATTAATAAAATAGATGTTTGTTTATATTTTAGTCCTTTAAGAAATGTTTTAAAAGAATATATTTCTTCTGTTTGTTCATTATTTTCATTTGCAATAGTAGCAGTAAAAAATAATGGTAATATAAATATTATAAACATTATTAAAAAAGAAGCATATCTTACAAATATTCCATATACAAAAAATAATGCAAAAGCAGCAAAAAATACTAAAATCAAATAAATAACTGCACCTAAAAATATAAGTAGTTTCATCGTATAAAAAACTAAATCTGTTTTATTTATTGCCTCACCATATGTATAAAATATAAAAAATATATATAATCCAATTTGTATAAAATAATAAATTACAAAAATACCAAAAAATAATAATGATATAAAATCAAGTATATAATAAATGATTCCAATAACTACATTCATTGGTAAAATTAAAAATAATACGGATGGTAATAATAATAATGATGTTTCTAAAAAAGATGTTGGAAATATATATGTTAAATAATAAAATAAACTACCAAAAACAACATCATACAAAAATATAGCCAATACAAATAATCTACGAATAATATCAAGAGGTAGTTCTACAAATGAAAAAAATAATACACCACCAATAAATGTCCAAATAGATGCATTACCATACATTAATGTAAAAAATTCATCACTTAATGAATAAAAAGTAGTCTTATTTGGATCTTGATCTTCATTATTTATATTAAGATATTGAATTAAATCTTGTATTTGTGTATATTTTTTTAAAAAATCATTTGTGGGTGTTAATAACCAATCTACATTTTTTTTATAATCAAAATGAATTAATTTTCCATAGTCAATACTACAAATAGAGGGTTCTTCGTTTTCATCGTTATTTTCACCTTTAAATGTATTTTTTATACATGCATTTAAACTCTGTAAAAATGATATTTGGTCAGCAATAATATAATTATTATCATCTGCTGGGTCGCCTGTAGCGTATATAAACTTATTTATTTCTTCAGTATTTTCGTATGGTTCAGTATTAGGTTCTGCAAATGGAGAACAATATCCATTTCTTAAATTCACTATGCCACTTAAAATACCAGACCTACCTATTAAAGAATTATAAACTAAAGGAGCACCTAATAAAATAATACTTGCTATTATTATCAATACATGATATGCATATACTTCATAAAAAGATAATCTTTTTTTAGAATCAATCAAATTAGTTGTTTCATCATTCCCTGTTGGTTCATCTGACATTATAATTTTAAAGAATATATTATAATTATATAAACTATTTATGTAGGAATATTTACATAAATCTAAACGATGTAAAATCAGTGTTTAATTGTGAAAAGATATAATTATAATAACAAATAATTATATGAATTATAAATATATAAATAATGTAATTCTTGTTTTTTTATTATTTATTATTTTATTAAATATGGTTTCTCTAAAAGAAGGATATGATAATTATAGTCATACAGTAAATTTACCAATTAATACTAAATATTCGTGCAAAAATATGTGTGGTCCCCAAGCAACTTGTAGTATAACTGGAGAACAATGTACTTCCGATATAGATTGTTATGGTTGTCGTCCTAGAAAAAAGAAGAGAAAAAATAAGTTGAATAAAAAGAATGACAATGTAATTCCATTTGATGATAATGGTAAATTAACAGATATGACACCATCTGAATCAGTATTGACTAGTGATATTGGAACAAACGCTTATTATTTTGAGAATAAAATTAATAGTCCTGCTTTAAATTATAACAAAGGAATTAATACATGGAGAGAAACATATAATCAAGAAAAACTATTATATGACAAAAGATATAATCCATCTATTTATTTTACTCAATTTATTCCTAATTATACTGCAAAACCAACATTAACTGGTGAATTTATGATTGTGGGTCCGTATGCTTCTAATGCAACTATTTTATAATTAACTTGCATATAATAATCCACAATTTCCTCCAATAAAATTAACCACATTATATCTTTCTTCAAAAACAACCATGTTATAATAATAATCATATATTCTCCATGTAGGTTTATTAATACCAATAACATTTCCTGTTTGTGGATCACAAATAACTAAACTTTGTGCATTTGGATCAATAGGTGGAATAATTGTTACTGTTTCTAATTCAATATCGGTAAAACGACTCATATTCATTGCTCCACTTGGTTGTAATTCTAAATTAGATGAATTCATGCAAAAATTATATACATATAATCCATCTTTTCCTGAACCAGATGTTCTAGTATATTTCTCTATATAATTATATATACCAGCTGGTTGTTGATTTTCTCTATAAATACCATCAAGTAATATTCCCAGTGTAATTAATATATTTCTTGTATTTTCAAAATTATAATTTCCAGTAATCATCCATCCAGTTAAAAACCCATCTGTATTTACACCAGGTCCTACCTGTACTGTTTGATTACTTCTTTCCACAGACCATGAACCACTTGTAGGTCCTTGTATCAAGTCTTGAGGCAAATAATTATAAGGCCAATTTGTATAATTACTCCATTCATTTCTTAAATTTACATCACTTCTTTGAAAATAAAACATCCAATCTACAATCATTCCAATTGAATCAATAGATGTACGATTTGATCCTGTAACATTATAAAATATTTGTTCTCTTACTTGTTTGAATAAATATTTTTGTTCTTGTAAAGCAAATAATCTTGATTCTTCATTTGAAAGAAATGCATATGTACAAATTAAATGTATATCTGCATTCCATAGTGTACGTGTATCAATATAAGATTGAACACCTAATTCAATATCAGGTGGAGTTTGAAGAAAACGATACATTTGCATATAATATAAATTAAAGTTAGGAGCAACATAAGGAAAATTATTTACAGTGTCATACACATCACGAATTTGAAATAATTCTTGGATAGGACGCATCGTAATATTAATATGTAATTCATTATATTGTAGAGAAATAAGTGGGAACGCCATTTGACTTTTTAAGTTAAACCATGCGTTTAGAGGAATATATAAAATATTACCTCTTATACTAGGTTCTGCGCCAACGGAACTTGTGGTATAATAAGAATTAGGATAAGAATTCACTCTTGTTCCTGAATTTGCAGGATTATACAATTCAGGAACATGACCAATCATTTTAAAAAATAATTCTTTTTTATCTGCTGAAAAATCTCTTAAAACTGAATTTAATATATATGCACCTGAAAATTCTTGAATCGTTTGATTACCACATGTTATTGTTATTTTAGAAATCATTTGTGCTCCCAAATATTCAATCCATTTAAATTCATAAGGAATCCATTGATTTCCATTTTCTTCTGTAGGTGGAACAATAGAACTCCAAATGTTAGGTAATTCAACTGATACATAACAATCCATTAATAAATCTGCATATCTTGGTATTTTAAATGTGAAATTAGATTCTTCTGTTAATCTTAATGTTTTAGAACCATCAAAATCTACTCTAAACTTTTGTAATCCAAAATTAGTGTATTTAGAATAGGTTGACTTGAAAAATGTTTTTGATGGATTGCCATTTAAAATAATATTTTGTTGTCCTTCACTTACTAATTGCATTAAACCACCAGGCATTATAAATATATAATATACTAATTATTTAACTTTATTGTTAATAAAAGAATAATATAATCATTTATAATAATAAGTATAATATGGGAAATACATTGTCTACAATAACATCATTTGGTAATGAAGAAGGTAAGACAAACACTACAAATAGAGATACGGATAATACATATTACAGAGGTGTAAATATTGGAGGTATGAGTAATAATATATTTTATATAATAGGATTTATTATTATTATTGTTATTATAATCATAGTTAGTTTAGTTATTAAAAAAGGAAAAACTTCTTCTAAAAATGTAAATAGAAAAATAAATTCAATGCCTTTAACTACTCCAACCAAAGATGAAAATACAACAATACAAGATTCAACTGATGATGATCCAACTGGTATGGGTTTATCAGGAACATATTCGTTAAGAGATTATTATGTATTCTCATCATATAATTCATGTAATAATAATAATACTACAATGAATAATAATGTAGATACCCAATCATTAAAAAATGTTATTTCACAAGGAGTAAGATTATTAGATTTTGAAATATATTCATTAGAGAATGAACCAATTGTTGCAACATCAAGCATTCCAAATAATTATTATATAAAAGAATCAAATAGTTCTGTTCCATTTAGAAATGTCTTTGATACAATTATAAACACAGCATTTAATATCTCTACATGTCCTAATCCAACAGATCCATTATTTGTTCAATTAAGAATACAAAGCACAAATCAAAAAATGTTTTCTAACATGGCAGTAATTATAAAGAATTATGAAAATAGTGGTTATATCTTGGGTCCTGAATATAGTTTTGAATATCAAGAATGTAAGGATTCTAATGGAAAATTAGATTGTTCTATAAGAAATATAACATCACAATCCTTGAATAAATTTAAAAGTAAAATTATCATAATGATTGATAAACGAAATACAAATGTATTGGATAATAAAGATTTAATGGAATTTTGTAACATGACAACTAGTTCTACTACTTGTAGATTATTAACTAATTATGATATGAGAAATTCACCAGACCAAAATGAATTGATAGAATTTAATAAAAAGAGCATGTCAATTGTTACACCTGATGTAGGAGCAAATCCATCAAATCCAAGTATTTCAACGTCTAATTTATTAGGAATTCAAATGACGGCAATAAATTTTTCAAATGAAGATGAAATGTATGATAAAACAGTAAATTTTTTTAGTGATAATGGAACTGCTTTTGTATTGAAACCTGACAATTTACGTTATAGACCAATGTATATAGCAATTCCAAATGATCCACCAGCAAGTTATTCTTTTGCACCAAGAGACATTAGTAGTAGATATTATAATTTTAACATATAATAATAATAAAATATTTTTTTATTATATGAAATCATTTAAATGTGAAAAGGGAATAACATTAGAAGATTGTGAATTAGCAATCTTGCGTATCGCAGTAGATAATGCAGAAGAAAAAGAAGGAAAGGCGATTGTAAATTCACCAGAAATAAAAAAAATAATAAGTATAGTGGAAGAATTTTTAAAGAAAAAAAAACTAGTTGCATATGGTGGAACAGCAATTAATTCTATTCTTCCTATAGAAGACCAATTTTATAATAAAGACACAGAAATACCAGATTACGATTTTTTTTCTCCAAATGCATATCAAGATGCAAGAGATTTAGCAGATATTTATTATAATAAAGGTTTTCAAGAAGTTGAAGCAAAAAATGGTATTCATGAAGGAACTTACAAAGTATTTGTAAATTTTATACCAGTTGCAGATATTACTTTATTAGATAAAAGTATTTTTCAAGTATTAAAAAAAGATGCAATTAGTAAAGGTGGAATATTGTATGCACCTCCTAATTTTTTAAGAATGTCAATGTATTTAGAATTATCAAGACCTGCAGGTGATGTAAGTAGATGGGAAAAAGTATTAAAAAGAATTACTTTATTGAATAAAAATTATCCATTAAATGCAAAAAATTGTGGAAAAGTAGATTTTCAAAGAAAGATGGAAAATACAAAAAATGTGGATGCTATTTATGACACAATTAGAGATACATTTATTAAAGAAAAAGTTATATTTTTTGGTGGTTATGCAATATCATTATATTCAAGATATATGCCTAATAAATTAAAACATAAATTTAAAAAATATCCTGATTTTGATGTATTATCTACCGAACCTTTAAAAACAGCAGAATTAGTTAAAATGACATTAAATAATATTGGAATTAAAAATGTATCCATTATTAAAAAAGAAAAAATAGGTGAAATTATTTCTCTACATTATGAGATAAAAGTAGAAAAAGATACTGTTGCATTTATTTACGAACCATTAGCGTGTCATAGTTATAATGTAATTAATATCAATGGAAATTCTGTTAAAATTGCAACAATAGATACTATGTTGAGTTTTTATTTAGCGTTTTTATTTAAATAAAGATTATTACGATATTGACCGTATTTTATGTATGTCTCAATATTTATTCAGAGTTCAACAATTAAATAGATTGAAACAAAAAGGTTTATTAAAACGTTTTAGTGTAGATTGTTATGGACATCAAGAAACATTAGAAGAAATGAGAGCAAAGAAAAATAAATTATTTTTATCTTTAAAAGATAAAAAAGGTACAAAAGAATACGAAATGCATTTTATGAAATATAGACCAATTGATATAGATATGAATGATGAACAACATTCAAAATCATTAAATATTTCATCAACAAAATCATTAAAAAAATCGTCAAGAAATTCATCAAATATTTCATCAATAAATTCATCAAATGATTCATTTAAAAATTCATATAATATTTCGTCAAAAACAAAATCCTTCAACACAAATTATACAAAAAAAAGAAAAAGAGGAAGAGGTGGATTATTTCTCTAGATTAATCAGAATATAATATTTCACCTTCTTTTTCATTAATATGAATAAATAATGATAATATATAGTAAATAATTCCAAATAAAATACTCATAAATAAATTTCCATAAATATTTATATTTCCGTCTCTAAAAAATAAAATTGGAATATAAGTTATCAATAATTTTTTAACATATGGTAATTGTAATAAAAAATATACCATTGCTAATAATACTGACATTTGTAATTCATTATATGTATTTTCAAACATGCACAAATAACTTTTTGCTTTATGTATATTTTCTCTAAAGTTATTTTCTTCAACATCTTCTTCTTCTTCAATAAAATTATTATTATTTGATTGTGGAATATATTCTTGTTGAACTTGATTATCTAATTGTTGTGTTTTATTAATAGGGATATCTCTTGATTGTAATTGTGTTGCACCAGTTATACTTGCTTGTTGAATACCAGAAACTAATTGATTAATAGTCGTTTGGTCTAAAGAAACATTTGAAATTGGATTATTTAATTTCGTATCTTGCCCAGCAATATTATCTGTAATATTAAATTGGATGTTTTGATTTGATGTTGTTGGTAAATCAAAAATATTTGTTGTTGTTGATGCCATTTATATTTATAATATGAATTATAAATATAATTATGACGAATTAGTATTTATTGATACATTTTTCTTTGCATTATCACATTTTGTTGAAACTAAACTATATTTATAACATTTTCCATCTTGTTTATATATTTTATTCTCTACTTCATTTAAATCAGGAGCATAAAATACAATACATTCATTATCTTTACACACTTCTCTAAAAATAGTTGCCAATCCTAATCCTAATAAAATAGACATAACATATTTACCTGTATTCGTTTTAACAAATTTTGATATGTTTATCGTCATATAAATTAAAGTATAAAATAAATATTTATAAAATAACAATGATAAGAATGAATATTTTATTATATTTAATTTTTAAAAATTGAATATAATTATTGTTTCTCTACATTTTAATAAAATAAGAAATAGAAATGGAAGAAATCATTAACAACAAATATTGTTTCGAATGTGAAAAAAGAGTGGGTAAAAAAGAATCTGGTGAGTGGAATTTTTATACAGAAGTAATGGGTTCAATTACTACATATAATGTTATAACCCATGAATTAGATGACATATCATTTTATACGTGTTTAGATTGTTATGCGGATAATATTAGTTGGGAATGTAAAAAATGCAATCAAATAATAGATTCAACAGATGAATTTTGCGATGAACTCGGTTCAAGAAAATGTATGAATTGCATTATTGAAGAAGTTGCAAATGACAATATGGAATGCAAATGTAATGTATGTAGAGAACTTTTTGAAATGTATACAATTTCGCTAAAATAAAAATAAAATTTATTCAATAATAAAAACCATACCAATTAAAATATAAATTTTCAGTTTTTTTTAATTTCACGTAAAATAAAAAATTGAAATGTTTATATAAAATTATATCCCAAGCCAACAACGCCAATTTGAGACGACATGTCAACCAGAATTTCCAGTGAAGAGATTGAAAACAAGTTGAGTCTTGTTATTCGCAAACCACAAGAAGGTAAAACACTTATATGTATAACCAGTATTATTAATGATCTCTCTAAAAATATTCACATTGTTCTTACTATGAATACATTATCATCAGGGATGCAATTTTTTGCAAGAATGTGTGAAAAAATAGATCCATCAAAAATAATTGTTTTTAATAGTAAAAAAAAAACGGCAGGAGATTGTCATCACGCAACAGAAGTGACGCGTATATTTTCAATAATAGAAGAACAGCAACAGAAAAAAAATCCAATTAAAGTCATTGTTTGTTGTGCTCACACAAAAAGAATTCATGATTCATTGCCAACGTTGTTTCAATTTGCAGAAGGATGGCAACCATTTAACATATATAATATTAAATTCAATATTCATATTGATGAAGCACACGCATATATTCCACCAAAGAAAAATAGAAAACAAATCAAAGAATTTAATGCATCACCTATTGTAGAAAGTATTATCGGATATACTGCCACATCTGAAACAATTTGGAGTGAAAATAAAGAATATAGTTTATTTTTCAAAATTCATATCCGTGATATTGAAACAGAATTAGGCATTGGGCGTTCTGAATCCTATTTTGGTTTGAAAGATGTTGAAATTACTTGTTACAATGAAATGAGTGATCATGAACTTATCAGGAGTATTCCGTGTGATATACCAGAACATATTATATCAATTGCAAATACAGAAACGAAGCGTAAAACGTGGTATGATGATGATTCGTGTTTTGATTTGGGAAATGAAATGCTTTTGTTGGGATTTATTAATTTTATGCTTCCAATGTTAGACATTGCACCAGATAAATTTAGTTATCATTTTGTTCCTGCTTTTAAAAGAAAAGTGACACATTATATGTGCATGGATTTCATATTAAATATATACCTAACTGCAAATGTCATTGTTATTAACGGAGATGGATTTCAATTATTTAAAAAGAATATAGATGGTAGATGTGTTAAAATAATGACAAGTATAGACATACTTGAGAAAGTACATAAAATTATGGATAAAGAACGACGATATGAATTATTAACTAAGTTGCAAGAACCATCTGGTATGATTCAACACATGATAACAGATTTTTCAGAATGTCCCACTTTTATAACAGGATTTACATGTATTGGAATGAGTGTTACTTTAATCAATCCAGAAATAGGTAATTTTGATAATGTAATTTACTCTCACGAGCATTTTCCACGAGACATAAAATATCAATTATGTAGATTTCTATTTAATTATCATTCTTGGAATCCTGAAAGTAGAGAAAAAATTAAGAAAACACATATTCATTCTTTGAAAGAATCATTTGTTGAAACAATTATTGAGTATGAAGTGTGTGTAGATAGAATGAATGATGAATTTGTAGGAAAATCGTGTTCGCTTCGTGAAATAAAGGGATTGGAACCATACCAACCTACTTATTCTGAAGAAAGAAGACAAGATCTAAATAAAATAAACATAATAAACAAGCGATTATGGAAAAAGTTCACAGTGAATGACGAAGATGATGTAAAAGAACAATGGGAAAGAGCAAACCAATTTTATGAAGGAATAAGAGGAAAAAGAATTATTGGAAATTCAATGCCAAAAATGGACGATGTGAATTATTATCATTGCGCTATTTCTGAACATACAGGTGTGCAATTATCTTCTAAACTTCGTGAAATAGAAACATCAAAAGAAAAATGGGACAACAGATTCCGTTTGATAAAGAATCAGTTGAATTATGCACACGTATTTGTTGGTTATGAAAGATTAGATAATCCATTTGAATACACGATTTTTATTAAATATGTACAGTTAGAAGATACACCTGAAACACGTGAGATTCTTTTAAAATATGGTAAATAATTTATTGTTGCACAGGAATAGTAGTGAATAACCCATTTTCAGGACAAGGCACTTCTTTTGAAACGTATGAGAAACAATTATCTGCTACATCTTTATATTGGATTTTAGATATATTTTGTGGTGTAGGATAAACAATTACTTTTTTATTTTCAGTTCCCATCATATAAACAAAAAATAATCCTATTAAAAAACTAATGATAAATACTTTTAATGAAATATATTGAAACATAATTATATTGAATAGATATAATTATATTACTGAATATAATTAATATTATATATAATTAATATTATATATAATATGTCGAATGAAGTAATTTCGAATCACATAAGAAGTAGAAAACGAACACTAGAACTAAACGAAGATGAAATTAAAGAACTACAAAAACTAGATAGCATGGAAGAACTAGATGAACTAGATGAACTAGATGAACTAGATGAACTAGAAGAAGCAGATGAATTAGAACTAGAACTACATAAAGACAACCGAATTTATTTTTTTAAATTAAATGATTTTCAAAATATAGATACCCTAAGTGAATCTCTTAAATTATTAATTATTGCAATTGCACATATAAGTTATAGTTGTGTAAACATACACGATAATGATAAGATATGTTTATTTATAGTTAAAAATGATGATGGACTTATAAAAGCTCATAATTTATCAAATGAATATATTAGTATTATTGATATACCTGTTAGTAATATTGTTGAAGACCCAATAGAATTTAATAATATTGAAGGAAGTGACAAATTATTTGGTATGGAATTAAATAAAACAAAACTGAAAGATATATTAACAATAATTAATACAAAAGCCAGTCTATACCATGAAAATGATTATTATTTTCATATTACATGTTCAAAATTTAAAAATAATATACTGGAATATGGGTTATTAACAAGTCCTCCAGTACGCGTAATAAATTATGAAGGTGGTCGTAGAAAAAGAAAATCTTGTAAAAAAAGAAAATCTTGTAAAAAAAGAAAATCTTGTAGAAAAAGAAAATCTTGTAGAAAAAGAAAATCTTGTAAAAAAAGAAAATCTTGTAGAAAAGAAAATCTTGTAGAAAAGAAAATCTTGTAGAAAAAAATTATTGGATTTCAGTTCTAATATACATTAAATTATTTGCTGAATTATTATTATCATTATATTTTAATTTTGCATTTTTGGTAGCCTTTAATATTTTTTTCATTTTTTCGTTTGTTGTAAACTTGGTTTGTTGAGCAATAAATAATTCGTATTGTTCTCTGAACTTATATTTATCCTTTTCTTTTACATCTTCTGGTAAAAAGAAATCGTCATCTATTTCTATTTCTTCTGGTCGTATTCGTATAGATCCTTTTTCTTTATCATTATATATTCCAGTTGTTCCTGCATATTTTGCTAAAGAAGCATTTTCAGAAATAATTAATTCAGGATAACCTTCTATTGGTTCTCTAGAATCTAGAGAAAATAAATTATAAAATTGTGGATTATTTTTCTTGAATTTGGATGCTTGATAATAATGTTCTACTGTTTTCCATGTTTTTCCATCTAATACAAATTCACCAATTCCATAATTAGACAAATAATATCTCCAATTTTTTATTTTATTTAATTTATCAAAATTCTTTTCTTGGTCTGTTGGAATTTTTTCTCCTTTTGCTTTTCCAGGAAAAGCATCTGTTATTTTTGTTGTAATTGTAAATTCTATTTCTTCATCATATAAATTACCATTTTCTACAATATTTGGTATTTTATCAACTAATAAATAAATTTCATCAACTGCTTCACCTTCTATAATTTCTTCTTCATCTTCTATAATTTCTTCTTCATCTTCTATAATTTCTTCTTCATCTTCTACTAATTCTTTTTCTTCAATAATTTCTTTTTCTTCATCTTCAATTATTTCTTTTTCTTGAAGAACAATATCATTTATATCTTGTGCTTCAATTAATTGAATAGGTTCTTCTATAATTATTTTTGATTTGGGAACATAATCTTCGTCTTCTTCACTCCAATTAAAAGGTTCAACTTCTATATTTGTTTTAAGTTGTTTTTTTGTGGTTGTCTTTTTAATTGATTTTTTCTTTAATGTTTTTGTTTTTCTAGATGAAGATGATGAATCACGTTCATTTGTAATCACTTCTATTGGTAATGTAGAGAATTCATTTGATAATATGTCATATTTTTTTGGATTTTGAACAAGACGAACTATTTTTTCTTTTTCATCATATTCAACAAAAGGATTTACATATTTTAACATCATAATTTCATCCAATAATCCTACATCTTCACTACTAAATTTTGATAATAATTCTACATAAATATTCACTGCTTCATCCAAATCTTCTGCATTTTTTTCAGTATTAAAATTTAATATATTTATTTTAATATTCTCTATTTGTGTATATAATTTAGATTCTAGTTTCTTTAGTTTTTCATATTCATTACTATTTTCTATAATATCAAAATACAATTGCATAAAAACTTTTAATTCCAATGTATTTTTATCAAAATCATTCATTATTTTTTCAAATTTATCTGTTGAATAAACATAACCAAATAAAATATCATTTTTATACAAAATAATTTTTACTTTTAATTTCTCTATATTTTGTTTGAGTAGAGAAATTTTTTCATGAAAATTTTCTATTTTTCCTGTTAGAATTTGTATTTTTTTAGAACATGTTTTTGATGTATTATCACATTCAGCAACAAGTATTTTATTTCCATTCATATTAAATGTTTTAAATATTGTTGAACCTCCATTCCCACAAAAAATACAATTCGTTTTTTTATTCATTCCATATTTTGATTTTAATTTATAATAATTGTCAATTGCTAGTAAAACAGTTTCACTTGCTTTATATATTTGTCCCATTTCAGAAATAGATTTAATTGTTTTATCTAATTCAACTATTTCGTTTTCCATATTATATTTAATTATTATAAATATCAAATATTTACATCTGTCATTATAGGTAATCCAGTAATGAGAGATTCAGACATTCTTAATTTTGCATCTTGATAATTTTTTATTTTTGATAATATATAATGTTGTTTTTCTTTATTTTTTGCTTCTTTTTCTTTGGGTGTTAATTTTTTTTTATATTTTATTATTAATATTAATAATACAATAATAGTTAATCCAATTCCTAAAGAAATATTAATGATTTTATTATTATATTGTTCTTTAAATGTATGACATTGTTTTAATGTTTCATTTACATAATATTTCATACCAGGTTCAACTAAACTCATTTATTTATTATGTTATAATATCAAAATAAATTATCCTTATATCTATAATATGGGAGAAACAGAAATAAATGAATTTTCTTCAACAGGACTTACATTTTTATATATAATAACAATCATATTTATTATTATTATTTTTTTTACTGAAAAAAATGATCCTTCACATACTTCAATGGATATTGTTGGAATTGTAATTCTAATGATATTAGAATTTTTTATGGGGTTTACAGTAACTACAAATGTTGCAACATTATTTTTAGCAGTAATTGTTACATGGATTGTTATTTTTCTTCCAACTTTATTAATATATATTGGACCATTAAATCAATATGTAGATGAATTAAATTCTATTTTTTCAAATGTCATTGGATATTTGTTTGTTGCAAATCAAGCAAGTGAAATATTACATAAATTAAATGTAGAGACAGAATCAACAACAACAACAGATTCAAAGATTTCAACTTCAAAACAATTAATTGCACGAATACAAAATAGCAAAAATATTTTTATTAATCAATTGACGCCAACTAATTTTAATTATTTATGGGAGAATTTATTTTCTTCATTATTTGAAGTTGATCATGATGAAAAAGAAGAAATTAGAAAAAATTTATTAGAAATTACAAATAAAAAATTTGTAATTGGTAAATGTATTTGGTATTTTTATACTTGTGTTTTAGCAATTACAATTAGTTCATTTTTTATGACCTTATAACATTATAATTATATAATATTTAATTATCATGTAACATATTATCGCTAATAATATAGATAACAACCAAATAGGAAGAATTGTTTTTTTCTTGTATCCCACACCAAATTGTCTTAAAGTTCCATTTACATTATAAATAAATAATGGTTTATCATATTGAATTATAAAATAAATTAGCAAAAATAAAAGAATACTCAATAATGTTTGATATTTTTTAATAAAAAGAACAACCATTTATATAATATTCATATAAAACAATAATTACATTAGACGTATATTTTTTATTCATCACGATCTCTATCATTATATTCTTCACCTTCGTCATATTCATTATATTCATATCCATCATTCAAATCATCTTCATCTGCATCACCGTGTTCTACCTCATCATCATCTATTTCACTATTTTGGTCTGTTGTTGGTTCTTCATTTTCAATTAATATACCTTTTAATAATTCTGTATCTCTCATTTCTTGTTCTACTTGTTTGGTTTTTTTCAAAACAGTAGTATCTATTAAATCATAATCTTTTGTATATTTAAAAACTTTGTCAGATAATCCTTTCCCCCAAATACCTAAACGATGTGCTTTCATATTATTATCTGCTTTTCTTGCTTCATTTGTCATTTGTTGTAATCTATGAATCATTTCACTTTTCTCTATTTCTTTGAATTTAAATTCTTTGTCAAAGACATCTTTATATAAAATATCAATTGAAATTTTGTCTTCATTCATTAAGTTCATGTATGTTACCAATAATTGAATAATAACAACAATAATATTCTGTTTTATACCTGGATTAACATCTATTTTTTCTATAAAATCTAAAGTAATTTCTATATAAGTAGAGAAAATTGTAAGAAAATAAAATGAAAATAATGATAATGTTATTTCATTATCAAATATTCGCTCTTTTATTTGAGAAAAAATAGGTGTTTGATTCATTAAATCAATAATTTGATTGCAAAAATCATTTTCTTGAATTTTATTTAATATTAATATTATAGTTTCTTTATTTTCATCATTTATTAATTCATTTAATGAAAAAAATCGTTGATAATACTTTATTGTATCATCTTTAATTGAATTAATATCACGTTCAGATAATCCTTGATATTTATTTACGATTCCCTTAAATAATGGTGATTCTATTCCATTTTGAAGAAAATTAGTTGCCAACATATTTGGAAACACTTTTGAAATCTTAAATGTATAATTTTTTATAAATGTAATTAAATTAGAAAAATTAAATAAACTTTTTTTCCAATCAAAAATTGTATCAAAAAATTCATTTATTTCTTTATCAATTTTTTTTGCTTTTTTTGTTAAAAAAGAATGAATATATTTAATTAATTCTTCATTCACATATAAAATATCATCATTTATTTTATCACGTTCTGTTTTATCTACTTTAGTTTTTTTATCAACATTATTTATCCAATGATTTAAAAATTGTAATAAATATTTACTTTTCATTAAAGGATGTTCTTTAATTAATACTTTATCTATTTCTTCGTCTAATTTTTTCTCAGGTAATTCATGAACATCTGTTATTAATAATTTTCTCATATTTTCCAAAGGTTGAATAACTTTTTCTTCTGATATATGAAGATGAATAATATTATCATATCCCACTCTTTGTAATAATCTTATTAAATCGTTATTTGTATAAAGTTTTCCAATTTTTTTAAGTTTCTCTACTTTTTCATAAATAGAATCATTTAAATCAAATAATTGTGAATCAGGTTTTCCTTCTGTACATTTACATAAATGTTTTAAATCATCTGGAATTGGTTTTAGTTTTTCAAAATTACAATAACTAATAAATGCAATATAAATTGTTTCTTCTGTAAATTCTTTTGATAAAGGAGGATATTTTAATTTGGAATTTTTATTAATAAATAAAAATGGAGAAAAAGTCATAAATCTAATATCATATAATCGTAATGAATTATTACGAATATTTTCAAGATAATTATTAATAATTGGTTTTTCTCTAATAAAATAATCAATAAATCTTTTATTGGTATTTAATGCTAAACAACATGAATTTTCCAAATATACTTGATTTGATAAACTTTTTAATTTTAATTCTTCAGAGTTAATAACATCTTGTATTTCTTGTTGAACAAGTAGAGAAAATATAATATTTTTTCCTTCTAAAATATTAATATTATCATATTGAGTTATATCACCACTTTTTATTTTTCTTAATAAACTTTTCTTAAATTCTTCAG